AAAAAATACTTCACATTCCCCAACCAATACTTGTTCAACTGTTTCTCTCTTAGAGTCTTGACTCCCTCTGTTGGAGCGTACCTATTGCCCAAGCACTCTAAGTATTCATACCCACAGTCATGATTAGCGTGGCGAACTCTTTGATTCCTTATGGTATTTAAACATATCTGTCTCGCATCTGCTAAGTCATCATAGTTGACACTCCTTATACCATACCAATACTCTGCCTTCATGCCACCTTCTGCCTTAAAGATTGCATCAGCTATCTGTGCATTGGTATAAGCAAACGCCGATGATGCCATCCCCAGCACCATTATAACTACTATCAGTTTCTTGATTTTCCTTAACTCTCTCCTAGCCCAAGCGAGTATTTTACATTTCTTGCTACAGAACTTTTGCCAATAGTTTTTCGGCTCAAATTCCTTGTTGCACACTTCACATATAATGTTCATCCAACTCCCCTCCTTTCGTTTAAGCTGACTATCGTTAGCACATCGTTAACCTATGCTGTAAGTTTACTTGATGAGTCTTATTTTGTCAAGTAAATTTCTGAAATAAAAAAAAGAGACCCTGAATCACGGGAGGATTAGGCCGCAACTCAGGGTCGGGGAATGAGAGCAGGGGTGATTGCCCTCAGGGTGAAAATTAAAATCTGCACCTCATTTTAAAACCTACATAGGGTTTGCCACTTGGAGTAGTTAATTTCCCTACCTTCGTATGCTTGCCAACGAAGTAAATTACTTTGCCCACCTTAACTACCCTCCGAACTTTTTTAATGTTTCACTAGCTTTGTGTAACGCCTTCTGTATCTTCTCAGTGATCTCTGTGATTTTATCTACTAAATCATCTTTCGATGGCTGGAATACATTGATGAGACCGCAGACTAGCTTACTGATTGATCCGATTATACCTACTATCATGTTGACATTCTTCAGGAACCACGCAATCGCTGAAGAGACAAATCCTATTACCTTAACCATGACCCCTCCTTTTTTAAACTATTATCTTGTCTAGTTTTCTAACCTTTATATAGCTAGGAATAGACTTTACCATTACAGGAACTTCCCCTAAAAATTTACCCGTATGTAATGGGATATATTTTCTCTCTGTATTATAATCAAGCTTATAAGATTCACTAACAATCGTGAGGATAGACTTACGAGTTTTCTTATGTTCTTTTATCAGTGCATTACAAGTTACTTTATCTACCAATATTATCTCGTTTTTTGCTTCATCGTAACTTGTAAATGGATGCGGCAAAGCGTCTACGTCGCCTCCGTTACCATAGCTCGGATGATCTGGTGCTTGCCACCCTGAAATAATCTCTTTAGTACTTTTATCTATAAGTAAAAATATCCATTCATCCATACCAGAAGAAGTTACATATCGTTGCTGCCAATAACCATAACAATCTGGATTTCCAGTAACAGATCCACTTCTCATAACTCCTAAAGTAATTTTAGTAAGATATCCGCTATCGTCTCCCCCACCACCAACGCCTGCACTAGCTGTTACAATAGCTGCATCATATTTACCTATCATAAGAGTTACATTAGCTACAGTAGTTCCACCATCTGGAGCGTCTTGAACTGCTCTTGCTTGAGGATAAAAACCATACTCACCGCCACCTGGAGTCTGAACACTATATACCCAAGAACCTGTATTATTTTTAAGTGAACCTGAGCTTGTTGCAGTCTTTAATGCTGTAGTATCAACTGTTTCATCAGGTAAATATGTTGTACCAGTCAATGCTGACGTATCCACTTTTGATGCTGTAGTTATCTGTGCTAAACTACTATCAGCTATCGGGGTGTTAAGTAAACCCGCTGTACCTATACTCAAAGCTGTCCTAGCATCAGCAGCAGATTTAGTCTCTAGCTTTTTAGCTGCATCAGTAAACACCGCAAGAGAGGCATCTGCACTACCAACAACAATAGTAGTAGTTGTAATTGCAGTTACATTCATAGTTGCAAACTTTAACGCAGAAGTTCCTAGATTTATAACTGCGGTAGTTGCCGGGGATAAATCTGTTTGTATTGCTACAGAGGCCAGGTTAGACAATGCCAGGTTAGCACCTGTCAGCACTGATTGTAACGCTGACAGCTCGTACCCATCTTCAGAACCTTTAACTGCAATAATTAAACCGCTAGTCCCACCACTAGGCATTGTAGGGATAGTTGCCGCAGCTGTACTGGCCGTAGTAGCATAATTACCAGCAAGAGTAGCTTGTGTAACAGAAATAGTAGCTTGAGAAGTAGCTGTTGTCGCACTTGTAGATGCTGATATAGCCTGCGTAGACGCCGTATTAGCGGATATAAGCGCTGCTGCCTCACTAGCTGCTGCTGCCACTTGACTAGCCAGGGCCGCTGTCGCGCTACTAGCCGCAGCTACCTCGCTATCATCTACATTAGTGGTGCTATTTACTATAGTATTACTACTCCAAATCAAAGCCTTACCAGTAGACGGTTCGGGTATGGTTATAGTAGTTATAGTAGACGCGACATCTACCTTTAAACTACGATCTAAATCTTCAGACAATTCCTGCGACTTGATAGTCCTTTTATCAAGATCTGTCTCCAGCGTATCCGCCGGAAAATTATTATAGTTATTGTAATCACTCTCCTGGTTATCCGTAGTATCACGGTATATAGTCAACTTATGGGTAGTACCATAAGTGGTTACAAGCGTAACCGTACCACCTATACCATTAGAATTTACCGCTACAGTATAGTCGGTAGTATAGGTAAGGTCCGATATTACACCTGTGGCTATTACGGTAAGCTTACATTTAATATCTGTAGGCGTAGAAGTCAACGCCCTAAACGTAAACGGAAAATCCGTTATAGGTGATAAAGTATATGTAACTTTACGAGTGGTGGTATCTACTGACATGATTATTCCTCCCTTAGGTTTCGTTCTATCTGTTGCCCACCCGGCAAGAGACTTATAAAGAATCTAGTCCAGGCAAGCTGTTTCTCTTCGTCTTCTTTCTCTTCACTAGTTTGTGTCTTCGCTGCTATACCTAACTTCTTAACTAACTTCCCTACCATACTGATCGTAGGTACAGGAAGATCTCCATATAATATAGAATAATATAGCGATCCCATAAATGGGATGTTCTGTAAGACTTGACCGACATTCTGTAAGAATTCCCGATCATCGTCATCGTCTTCGTCTATGTCTCTTCCCATAAGTGCTGCTACCATTTCTTTAGATAATTTCCTTATATTAAGTTCTGCGAAGTTAGCAGCTATTAACCATGCTGCAATAGCTACAGCCTGCTTTTTATTCTTACCCTTTATCCCGGCTCTCCATAAGTCATGTCTAATGAGAGACCATCTGTTAAGCATGAATGACTGAAATTGTAATAGAGACTTAGCTACTGAGACATTCCCTTTCTTCTGTAACAGTAGACCCTTCGAGATCGCTAATGGCATATCCTTAAACTGAGAAGAACTCTGTGTACGCCTCATCATCTTCTGAGCGTAAGCAATGGCATCCGGGTTAGGGTTGTTAAGATCTAAAGATAGACCGTTATCTTCCAGGTATTTCATATACGCTCCGGCAGCTACTCCACAGGCAGCGAATTTATCCACCGTCTTTAAAGGAGCGTATGCTATAGCATTAATATCAAAGTCACTCTTACTGAACTCTGATAAGGCTACATCGTCACCGACACGATCCCTCACTTCCGGCATATTGTTATATATAAACTCTCTCCAATCAGCACTCCGGACAATGTTGCCGAATCCGGTAAATGCATGACCACCTATCAAAGATGCACCATCCATCAATGCAGTTATCTGCACTAAGGTAGAAGATAGCTTCAGGCCTAACGCCACAAGACCGGTATAGTTCCTGGCTGTATCTAGGAGTTTGATCCTGTCACCCTTAGCTACGCCTTTGCGAGCCAATAGATCTACCCACTCCCGGACTACTTCCTGGCCAACATCTCCGGCAGCAGCTGCATACTCTTCTGTACTAGCCAACTCTCCCATATACTTAGTTTCCCTGCCCATATGGATCAGGTAAAGAGCGTTATCCAAATGCTTGCCGAATACTTCAGCAGCGTTGATCTTGATCTTTACTGCACCACCCTTCCTGGCGATCGTGAATCCCATCTCGACATTCTTCTTTAAAGCTTCACCCTCATCTAAGGTAATAACACCATCACCGAATCTTTCCAGGATCTCTGAATCGCTCATAGCATCGAAGTCCGTCATGAAAGGGAAGTAGTTCTCTACAGCACCTAAAGGCTTATTGTATACTTCCCTCATGATCGTCTCTATCCTTGGACGGAGTGAATCTAGTTCATCTCTCATGAAATTGTATAGCTTCATCTCAGCTTCATTAAGTACTACCTTATCTATTTCCTGCTGCGTGAAGAATGTCAGAAGCTTCTCCATGCCACCCTTCTGAACCTTAGCAGCATATAAGCCGATCCGGTTCATATTAGCTTCTTTTAGTTTAAGATCATTCGCTAACTTATCTATCTTCTTATTAATATCATCTTTCTCCTGAAGATACATCGAATACGCTAGATCTGCACGCCTCTTGAAGATCCTGAAGTTCGCACCCATGTAATCCTTCTGTCCGTCTAAGTGATCGAAGATCGCATCCATAGGAGTGATGACAAGATCTCTCATCTGCGACCAATTGACAACTGTCTTTATGGAATTGAGAACTCTATCGATAACTCCTAGCTTATCTGTAATACCTTTATATTCCTTCTTAACTGCTTTCGCCTTCACCGGCTTAGAATCTTTCTGCAATGCAGCCAGGTCATGTGCCTTCATGATCTTATCGGCAGCCTTCCTGGAGCGAAACTTGGTCTTCCCAAGATCTGTCATAGCCTTGATTTTAAGGGATATATCCTTTAGGTCAACTGCTTTTAAGTCCTCTAATGGCTTCCTGGAGAGAATTTCTAACGACTCAAGTACATATAATGGCATTTCTACGGTTCTGCCGGCCTGTCGCTCACTATTTAGGTAGTCTCTAGTGCCTTCTAATCGCTTAATAAGAGCCTTTGAGTGACCCTTTAACTCATATTCGCTGAGGAAATCATGTATCTGCTGAATGTAATCTATCGATACAGACTTGGATCGTTCAAGCTGCTTCATCTGATTCTGTATCTGCTTGAGCCACCCTTTCTTCTGAGCCTTCTCTGCAAGCTTCTCTACCCTGGTAAGCTGTTTCGCTAATTGTCCAACAGTCTTCACCTTGGCTATGGCAGTAGTGAACGCTCCTCGCTCTGCCTTAGGGAGACTCTCGATCACATACTCATTCAGCCAATTCTTTAACTCCTGGATCTTGGCAGCCTTCTCTTTAGCTAAGGCATCTCGCTCTCCTTTAGCTTTCTTGACAGCATCCTTCCGGACTAGTCGGGCAGACTTAGCAGCCTGTCTCAGGATCTTCCTTTCAAGGACGAATAGATCTCTAGCCTTCAATTGTATCTTTTGTTCAGCAGTAACTTCGTCAGTAAGTTGCAGGATCTCTGCGATCTGAGAATCCAGGACATCATATTGATCGGCATACCACAGGATCTCCTTATCTATCTTAGAGGTATCGAGACCCTTCTTACCCATCTTTCTTTTCTCTCGCTCTAAAGAGTCCATCTTCTTCAGGATCTTGTTACTCTCATCAACTAGGAGATTAACCCTGCCGATAACATTGTAATCAGCTACGCCTTCCTTAGATACCTTAATAGAAAACTGTTTCACGACATCGGCATCGGCCTTCACCTTAGTGCCACCCTCTTTAACATAAGTATTAAGAGCGTTCTGCACTTCAACCATATCAAAGTTAGTAGAGACAGGATCTTGTTCCTGGTATCTTCCGTCCAATCCGTAGATCCTGCGATCCGTGAGCAGCTTCTCATAGCCTTGTAGATGTGTCATAGCCTGGAACGGTGATAAGATCCCTCGCTCCTTTTCTAGTTCAGCTAGTCTCTTCCGGTCAGCCTTCCACTCAGCAATGAAGATCTTATCATTAGTTTCGCCACCTTCCTGTGTAGTGAAGCTTTGGACATCCGTATAATCTGTCCATCCTTCCATGCCAAGCTTCGCCATATTCAATTCGCTCAGACCGGATTTATGATAAGGGATAACATAGTCTATGGTAGGATCTTTGAGTAACGCCCGGATGTGTTTATCGCTCACTCCAATAGCGATCGTACCAAGGTTAGGATATTTCTTACGGAGTTTCATAGCCTCTTTAACCGGGAAGGACTGAGTCTCATCCCATGCGAGGTTTCCCTTGCTATCAAATCCCATTCCTTTAGGGATCAGAGACATATTAATCATCATGCCGGTAGGTGCGAAGATCCTGGCGAAGTTAACCTGCTTGGTATACGCTTGACCCTTCAATCCTTTAATAGACATATCGCCTATCGCCTGCATAGCATCAAGGAGATGAGGCAATTCAAAATCTGACCATGACTGCCACCGAAGACCGGAAAACTGATTCATACTATCTACCGTAGCAGCCGTTAACTTCAGGATATCTCCCCGGTACTCTGTTCTAGCTTCCGGGATCTTCATCTGAGTGCCACCGAAAAGCTTCCGGACACCTTTATACATCTCAGGGTTCTCTACTGCTAGTCTCTCTATACCGGTCGATGTGAGGAAATACTTTATATCTGTTAAGGGTTGGACTCCGGCTTCCCTGGCCTGAGCGATGTCTTCTATTAACCTTGCAGCATCCTTATCCTTTATATTAAGACCGTATACATATTTAGCTATCGCTTTATTAAGTACAGTACCCATGTTGATACGCCTGGAATCTACATAACACGCACCACAAGAAGTCTCCTGTCCTTTCTCCATCAGCATCCGTCTTATATCCATGAACTCACTAGCGAGTAGAGGTCTCCCTAGTTTTAATTGGATCGCATCGATCGTAGACTGCATGACATATCTCTTCACGCACATCGTAGTGAAATCTACTGACTTCTTATATTGTGGATCAGAGTTACTCTTCAATGCTGCCAGGTATTCTGCCGGAGCAAAGTCTAGCAGCTTCTTGTTGGCTAAAATAAATGCCGTGACATTATTAAGATCCTTAAAATACTTATTGATCTGAGCCGTACTGAACTGCTTAGACTTCTTGTTCCTCTCTAAGGTCTCCTGCTTAGTCTGCTCTACTGTCCGGACACTATTAAGATCAACTGCTTCTGTACCGTCAGTAAGAATCGCAGCACCCTCGACCCTAGATCCTTCCATAGTAAACTCGACTAGTTCTCCTTCTCTTCCTTCATTCAACAGGTTCTCCAGGTAGGCAGCGTGTTCTTCTTTAGTTCCTACCCACCCTGGGAGTCCACCTTGTTCTTCGACTGCGTGGGCGAATTCGTGGTAGATGTCGGCTTCTCCGTGACCACGGTAGAGCGTAATACTTGACCCCTTCCGTCCACTTGCTGAAGTATGTACCGTGTGTTCGCCTGCGATTCTAAACCTTTGTCCTTTAGCGATGGCATTTTTTACCTCCTCTATAGTAAACCCACCTTGTTTCAATTTAGCCATGTCACTAGGATTGAAAGGATCTAAGACCCTCTCCTTATCAATGACAACAACATCTCCTATATTCACTCCAAGTTTCCTGGCTAGATCCTTTATTTTCTTAATAGCCGGTGGAAGATTAACATCTCCCTCTAGCTTTGAATCCTTCATGTTATATACGACTGTCTCTGCCGGTTCTGTCTTCTCTAGATACTCATTGATCGAATTGATCACCAGGCTGCCTTCACCTTTATCTAAGGCTTCCCGGAGCGTAGTCTTTACTGCCGGCACAAGTTCCGGATCGGCTAACATCTTCTCTATGACTGCCTTAGCTTTAGGCGTACTCAAGTCATCGATAACTAGATTTAATTCGTCCTTATAAGTCTGAGCGACCTCTCTAGATCTCTTCTCAAGGATGATATCATCGATGATTTTATCTTCGTTAACGACATCCCTGGATGCTTTCCATATACCTTCCATGTATAGCTGCCGGTTATCGAATCCGTACTTCTGAGCGAAGGCATCATCTACGCCTTTCATCTCATCTGAATCCTGGAACTCTTGTAAAGTTTTAAACTTGGTAGCGTTTACAATCCTGTCAGACAGTTCAAGACCCATAGAATCTGTTGCTCTTTTAGTGAGATATCGGTCTAATACAGCCTCTCTGCCGTGCGTTTGGAAGGTTGTCATGACACTTCCGGGCAATCCCATCAATGGAAATCCCCACAATCCCTGTATGATTGTTTGGTTAACTCGCTCAGTTATGTCCAACAAGCCTGGGCCATCGACCTGGTCACCACCCCTTTCATTATGAATGATCGCACCTAACGCCTCAGAGGCGATCCCCACATACTCCTGAGTGACCTCTTCTCCCAACTCTAATCCGGTATGTAAAGCCATCTGCGTGGAGAATGTAGCTGCCCTTCTTCCTAGAGTCTTAATAATTTCCCTGCCACCTTTGGCTTTTGCTAGTCTACCTATCGCAGCTGTAATACCTTTCCTGGATAAAACTTTCGCACCGGGAATAAGCTTATTAAATATATGTCCAATCTGAAACATTTCAACTGCACCTATAACTGCACCACCGACAGGCCCGATCGATTCAGCTAGATCCCGGTCAACTCCCATATCCAATAAAGCAGATGTGAGCATCCCACCTTCTACCTCAGATGCATTCTTCCACGCTCCGTAAGCCTGACCGACCTGCCTGCCACCTGCCCACGCTGCCGGAACTGTGATCACTTCTTCCGGGAACGGAGCGAACAGAGTAGATCCTGCTGCCCATGCGATTCCGGCAAAGCCTGCACCGAACATCTCACCGTATCTAATAGCCTGCACAGAAGAGTCCATCATGTAGGGTGCTAGTTCTGTCGTACCACCTACGATGCTTTCTGCCCAATTATGCGACTGATACTTTTTATCATTCACTTCATTATAATCTTCTCCGTACTTCAGTTTGAGATCGTTGGCATACTTATACATCTCTTCTTTCTTTTTAGGATCAGCTTCCCTGGCTGCATTGGTGAAGGCTCTTCCCATAGGAAGCATAGCACGACCCTTGCTCGCCCGGTAGACCTGCCGTTCCTGGAATGTAGTAGGCTCTTCAGGACTAGCAGCTTTTAATTCGTCAGGCGTATAGTGACTCTGAGCGATCGTCTCTATCTGTTCG